CAGCAATAACCCGGAACGCCTTCTGGTATCCGCTTTGACATCGGGCGGTAGAATCCCACGCGCACCATAAAGGGGCGGTTCAGATAACATGTCACTGTCTGGACTGCCCTCCGGGTTCCTTCCTTGTGGCAAACTCGCACATTCCGCAATCCATTGGCTGATGCTCCTTGATTGCGCTTAAAAGCCCCCAACAAAGCATGAGCCAGTCGTGATGTTCCTGGTAGGTTCTGAATTGGCAGCAATCGGGAATGGCGGCTTCGTATACTTCGCTATCTGTTGACACAGCGCCTAATCTCCCTTATCAAATACTCAAGAAATTCAATATCGCTTTTGATTGACATAATTTGGAACATCAGAATAACTCCAATGATTCCTATGAATACCGTTGCTACATGAACTATTATTGCGTATTCATCGAGAGCGTTCATTTTAGTTTACCTTTCTTTTTCTAACAGGGATAAAATAAACCAAACCACTCCAATGCCTACTAATAACCAACATATAGGAGAATCATGATTGATACTTCTAAGTAATAATGCCCCAACAATCCAAATTGACGCTTGAATTGAACAGTGAATATTTTTCATATCCCCATTCCTTTCTTGATTACAGATAAACATCATGTTGTTGATCGTAATTATCTTTCAGCCGCGTAAAGTTTCTTTTTCTGTCTTTACTGTTGTGTCATCGGTCATTTGTTTTCCTTTCCTTTTTAAAAATAGCGGGCCAGGATTCGATACCTGGATGGGCAAACATGTCAGGAGCGACCTGACGAGTTCTTTGACTTCGTTAGCTAAACGGACAAGTCTCATTGCCCTGGAACCTCAACCTGCGTCTAATTCCGCCACCCGCTATAGGTTTTGCCCGTCTCTCCGGGCCGTCAAGCCTGTTTCTGGAATTCCACGGTGCTGGCTTTCGCACAAGAATTACTACATTACTCAGCCGCAGCCGAGTAAAACAAAATAAAAGTTATTTTAAATGCGTCAATATAGTTTAAATCATTCTATGCCATCGCCTTTCCCGTTCATTTATCCTCCCTTTGCCTGTGCCCAATTGAGCGATCCCGGACTTTGGATTCTCTACGATTGATAAAAAACAGGTTCCGATCCAGCACTTGCTCATAGCCACGACCGTTCGGTATTATCTGAGCCACGACCTGTTTGTTTTGCGCTTGTCCCGGATTTAAACCGGATGTCTGGCACTTTCAGGATTTCTTACGTACTGCGCGAAATCCTTCCTGCGTACCCGAAGGCGTTCCAGACTACAGGCTGATTGCGTTTCCCACACGCCGCAAGCGCAAACTGTTATTTTCTCTCAATCTCTGAGTCAACCGCTTTGCCCGGTTTCGCTCCGTGCTGGTGCGCTTAACGGGTTTGACACGTGACGCCGAAATCAGGGCATCCTGTATCGCCAGTCGCAGCCCGCCGATCTTCAATCCGTTTGTTTAGTCGTTTCATTTCTTTTGGCTTCAATTTTAAGCCTCCTTTTCTCTTTTATGATTTCAGCGCAGACATCTACACACACAGGGCAGATTGTACCCGCTCCACCTGCAATCAGCATTTCCACTTCATTCTTCCGCCCGCCGCAGAAGGAGCAAAAGCATGAGTATTTAGCCAGTTGGTCTTCTTCCATTTCTATCTCCACTATCAGATCATTGCGCTATTTGAGCATTCCCAGGACGAGCCATAGGTGCTGGCGTATCGCTGTTCGCCGGATCTGGCCCCGTCTTTAAACGCTGGCCCGTTGACGCAGTGCGGATATCTACTGCACTTAATCGGCGGATATTTGATATTCGGATTGCCGATCCATGCCGGCTCAAATGTGTGAGCATGGATCACTCCACACCCTGGACACTTACAGTCTCTTGTTTCGCATTCCGGGGCGCAATTGCTTCCGATACCCTTTTCTTTGTAAAACTTCGCATATTTTTGATACTGGATTCGGTTTTTCTCCTTGCGCTGCTCATCCGATAAACTTGCCCATGCTTCACGCCGTTTTTTAGCCTGCCATTTGTTCTTGCAGTCCGTTTTTTTGCAGGTAGCCGCATCCCGGTTTTCCCGCGTTTGGTATTCCTGCTGGCAGACCGGGCAGATCTTGTTGATAATGGGCGACAGTTTGAGCCATTTCTTTTTTGTTCGTTCCTTGCACTGGATCGTGTGAACGATCTTTGCACACTCTTTGTGCCGCTTCTGGTTTGATCTTGGATCGGTCAGGGGCAGGTGGCAATGGTCGCATAGTTTTTGTGGCATTTGGTATCTCCCGTTATGCAATAAGTTGCTGTTGTTTTTGTGTTGACCTTGAGATAGCTCTCGGCATGTTCTTGACGGCTTGATCGAAGTACGATGGTTTCAGTTCGATGCCGATGAATTTACGGCCCATTTGGAGCGATTGCCAACCTTCTGAGCCAATGCCCATAAATGGGGACAAGACCGTATCATCCGGGTTACTCCATAGCCAGATACCCCTTTCGATAATATCCAAAGCCATCGGACAAAGATGCCTTTCATCAGAACCATCACGGCCAGCACGGGCGTTCAGCGTATTGGTTAAGTCAATATCCATCCAGACAGGTGAAGCGTATCGCCGCCATCGTTCATGGGATAGATTTCCTGTTGTTGGCGGTTCTTCGCCGGCGAAAGTATTCAGACCATGACCATGAGATATGAAATTGGCATTAACGCCTGGCTTTCGGAATGCAAGAAGATACTGAGGGATGCCAGCGCGACACATGGATGAATCTTTACATAATTGCTTGTGCATTAGGCCAAGCGCCTTTGTGCGAGTAGCTTCGATTAAAGGGTCTTTCCATATACAATGCTCACTGTGAAAGATGAATCCTGCCCTGATAAATGTGCGGATAATATCGCCCCTGAAATCTTTCAGTCCAATGTAACCGTCTCTCTCTTTCATAGCGGGAACGTTCATGCAGTCAACTGCGATTATCCTGCCCGGCTTTATTGTTCTGAAAAGCTGATCGACAATGAAATTGAAATGGATGAAAAACTCTTGTTCATCTTTGCTATTTCCAAGATCACGTAACGAGTTGCTGTACACAAAAATTGACAAATATGGGGGTGAGAAGATAGAAAAATCAATACTTTGGTCGGGTAATTCTGATAAAATATCTGCGCTATCCGCGTTGTAAAGTGAGTAGTTTTCTTCATGAACTTGGTTTATTATATTTTTCAAAATAAGTCCCCTTTTTTATTTTGCTTATTGATGTTCGGTGCATTTTATATTCTATCGCCAAATCCGTGACATGCTCGCCACTATCAATTCTTGATTTGATATTTGATGCTTCTTCTCTTGATATTTTCCGGTTGGCTTCTGATAATTTATCGCCCCATGTTATAATTCTGCCAGAATGAGCAATACTCATTTTTTGTTTAGTTTTTAAAGAATGTTTTTTACCCGTACTCGCGTTTCTTAATTTTTCTATTGTTGATGGTTTATGTTTTTTCCCTGGCCAAATAGCCCTTAATCTTTTTTTTACATCTTCAGGAAGATCGGGAACTCCATCTCCGCCACTGGTATTATTGGTTAAATTAAAACCATTTCTTTTTAAGTACGCAATCCAAAATCTTTCAGATTCCTGCCACGGCCATAATCCAATTATTTCTTCTATGATGGCAATATGGGGCTTTAATCCCAATTTTTTTAATTCATTCAACCAATGAACTCTATGGCAATTAGATACTTCTCGCATGTGTGCGCTCAATCGTATATGTAGCTGATTGGTTGTTTTGCCGACATATCTAATATCGCCATCCCTCGGGTCAATGAGCATGTAAATATATGTTGTTTTCATAAAACCAATATTACAAGATGATTATCACATTGTCAATATGCTTTTCATCATTCAGCGCAATAAAAAAGACGGCAATATCATTTTTTTATCTGCGTTATACTCAGTTACAGACTTCACAATCCCCTTAATCTCAACGCTATTTATATCCGCCATGTTCGCCACCATCTCTTTCTGCATTTCCTCAAAGTCGGTTTCCTTGCGTTTGATATTATCCAAAACGGCCCCCTCTTGATCTGAGATTATTACATGAACATCGACCGGGAATTGTTGGCCATATCGCCAGCATCGGCGGATTGCCTGATATATTTCCTCAAATGAATCCGATAATCCGAAAAGAATCATCTTGTGGCAGGACTGAAAATTCAAACCCCACCCAAAAATACTGGCTTTTGAAATCATTTTCTTAATGGTTCCATCCGCAAAATCAATCGCTGATTGTTCTTTGTGCTTGTCAGAATCAGCGCCGCGTACCCCAATTGCATCAGGCAATAATTTTTCAAGTTTATCAGCTTCAGTGTTCAGATTACACCAAATTAGCCATTGGTCATACGGGTTTTCATCCACCAATTGTTTGACAATTTCAGCCCTATCGTAAATACTATCCCGCCGAGCCGCTCGCCGATCATTTAATGTCAACTTATTTCCAGGAAAAAGCTCTCCGTTTGAGTATGCTGGCGACTTTGCTACGTGTTGATGCATGTTTAGTGGCGGCAGGATAAATCCATTATCGTCATAACCAAGATCGCTCGGCATCCGCAGCATCACAGCCCACGTACAAACCCATTTCCAAAACTCTGACTGAGCATGTTTTTTCAGACGCCATTTCGCCGTATCGCCGGAATCATGAACAAAGAACATGGACAGCATCTCCGTGCGGGTCATTGCTCCAACAAATTCAGAGTGATTTCCGATCTCCATGAAGTCATTGGGAGCCGGTGTTGCAGAACATGCCAGCTTGTATTTTATATCCCGGAATGAATCAATAATCTGATTTCGGGTTTTACTGGAAAAATGCTTGAGTATTCCGCTTTCGTCGATAACAACACATACAAACGAATCGCAATCAAAATGGTCAAGCATCTCGTAATTTGTGATATTGATGCCGGGTTTTACATCTTCCTGCTTCCGGCAAATAGTTGATTCAATGCCGAATTTAATACCTTCACGATGGGTTTGTTTAGACACAGATAATGGAGCTAAAACCAAAGCATTACCGCCCGTATGCTTGCAAATCTCATCGGCCCATGCCAATTGCATTCCGGTGTTATGAGTTAATACAAACCCATCAATAACGAACAGCCCATCTTCTGCATCAACCTTAATACATGTCATCTCTTTTAGGCCAATATTATCAATACTTATAATAGATCTATGGGGAAGATATTTTGTTCGTTCTTGATGAATATTGGCCTTTCTACTTAAAAGAAATGGCTTTATTTCATTCGGGAACGCAGGTGTTATTCTATACGCAAGTCTTCTATTTGTCTTTTTTGTTCTAATGCGACCTTTTCCTCCAAGAGATTGCACGATAAATAAAAAATCTTCAGCAAGCCGCTTGCTTACTGTACAATATTCCAGAACACTATGCCCTCTTGACTTCCAAACAGTTCCATCTGTATCCATTAATCCTTGTAGCAACCATATTCTTGTGTCTATATTGGAATATTTATAAATATCAGGAATGAATTTATCATAAGAACCGCATCCCCATAATTTTAAATCTTCTAATACTTCAACTATTGGATTTTTAAAGTGACCTCCGTTCATACCATATTTACATATTATATCCCAATCATATTTAGAATATCGTTTTTTTACAATATTAACATTGTAAGGCAAAAAACTTGATACCCTATCTATTATTTCTTGATCAGCAGATGACATATGCGGGCTGCCAGTTCTTATACATCCATCTCCAAGCAAGCAACCTAAAACATATGGATGAAGTTGGATGTCTTGCTCAAAAAAGATTACTGGCTTGACCATTGGTATGAACCAACTGCCACCTTTCCTGTCAATACTCCCATTGATACCGATATCCATTATTTCTCTTAATGACAAGATAGACCATTCTCTTCCAAGATATTTTTGCTTTCTCGTCCGGACAGACCACAAATGGTTTAAGTCGCATATTGCGGTTGAATCATCTGAAAAAGTAACTTTATATGCGTTTCTTTCACCTTGAGGAAAAACCCCAATAACTGTGATGGGTATTCCTTGCGATCCTATTATTTTATCACCAATTTTTATATCTTTGATAGCAACAATACCATTCGGGGTAATTACGTTTGTATCGTTATCAAGAGCCTTTCCAAGTCCCGTGCCTGCCCAAACGCAAGCCCTACCACGCCGGACGGCCCACCTTACAATATCACGCTGAAAGTCATAAAGTTTCGCATTGATAGAACTCGGTTCATGGCCGGTAGGCGCTGAAATAAGTTGCTTGTTTTGTAAAAATTCAGCGTAATTCATATTGACGGCTCCCTGAACGATTCCAGAAACTTAATGCACATCGCCATGATTTGGATTACTTCACCCTCTTGCGCGATGGTTGACCGGGTTGATTTCGATTCTTTGATGTAGTCCCACAACTCGTCAACTTCCTCTTTGATAACCGCGTAGCCCTCATGGGTCGAGTGAAACATGGGGTAAAGCCCGTTTGACCGTTCGTATTCTTTTTCTGCTAATTCTAAGCATTTAAGCATTTTCTTACCTCCATTATTGTTATAAAAACCCGATCTCAGCCGTCAATCCTAAAAAACATGGCATTAATCGCCACGCCCCCGTAGCTTAAACGGCGTTGGTTAATTCCTGGACGGATCGGCGCGCCCAGGAGGAGGCCGGGGGAGGAAAGCGTTTATTTCAAGAGGTGAAAAGTTGGTTATCAGGAGGATTTGATCCTGAAATTAAAATATCAATTGTAGTTCCATAATATTGGGCAAGAATAGCAATTTTCCATATATTTGGGTTTCGATTGCGTCCGTTTTCAAGCTGCGAAAGATAAGGATTACTGATCCCGGTATCGAGACTCAATTGGCGGAGCGACACCCCGTTAGATTTCCTGAAGGCTTTCAGTTTTTCATGCAGTTCCATATTCTATAACCATCCTTTCAGTTCCACGGCTCATCCCCGGACGTTAAATCTGATTCGACTTGAACGGGCGTTTCATTTCAACTACCCGGTCGCCATGCATGACGGTAACGCTTTCAACGCCTTCCGGCATGGGTAGCCCCATCTGCTTTTCATCCGTCTGGCCACTGATCCCGACCTTGACCTTTTCCTTGACGAAAGCCAGTTCCGCCGACCA